AAGTTTAGTACCTAATGATACGCTATCGGTGTCAGCAAAATTATAAGTTTCTGAACCGGTTCTTTCATTTTGATAATCAGTTTCAATTGTTGCACCAAACTTTGTTGTTCTAATACTCTTAGCAGCCTTAGAAGCAGCATCGTATGTTGAATATGTTCCAACTAAAGTTCTACTGTCTCCTATGCCTTTATAAACCTTGTATCCACTAACATAGGTTTGCCATGCATTCCATACTGTTGTGACGCCGCCCACTTGTTGAGCATCGCCCATACCATCAATATTAGCATCTTGAATTTCAATAACATTAGGAGGTAGAGTTGTTGTATCAATCCAAATATCGCTCTCTGGAACAAGAGTCATATTTCCAATAAAACTATATGTTGATTTTTCTGTATTCAACGTTGCTGTAACAGAAGATATGTTTGCGTATTCAACTTCACTATAATCAAGAGTTATAAGATCGCCGGTTTTCTTAATGTAGGCATCGCCCGACAGGTAATCATAGTTAATGGATTGCATAGAATACAGTGGACGAATACTATTTTCTTCAGGATCTACAACAATACGATAGTCTGAATTTTTTGTATCACCTAATGCGTGATTACGGAAAGTATCAACGAAGATACCATTCTTAAATCTATCCAGACCATCTTCATCTTGAATCAGCATATCAGCAGCACTCTTCTCTAATAGACTTAGTGAAGCATAGTATTCAAGATTTGTAATTCTTTCTTTCATAACACCAAGATCGCGCATAGTTTGGCGAACGGAAGCAAGTCTTCTACTTGAAGAAGCTATATCCTGTCTACCAATAAGCTTGGCATAATAGGGAGAAATAGATGGGAATGGAGCAATAGTCAATTCAGCTAATGCTAAATCATCTGCTGGTATCTGAGGTGTTACAGGAAGTGATCCTGGTTGACCGGTGGTTATTAAAAATTGCTTATCTTTAGTTACGTGAACAATATCTTTTCTTGACACATAATAAGAGTAATCAAAAATAACTTCAGAAGAAGGTGCTACTAGACCAATTGAACCTGCTGTAAAATTGAAAGAGTTTGATCCTAATGGATTTTCAGTCGTGTTGACGCTTACAGGATCTGTAATATCATTTGCTGTAGCTGTCTTCACAAGTCTAAAATCAATATGATTTCTTAAATCATATCTTTTACCAGATGCTGGCGATATATAGATAGGAATTTCAGCGGTGCTTATTGTGTTGCTTGTTTGAACAACATCATTAGCTGGATAAGAATCCACAGTAAAGAATCCTCTGCCCACAGAGTAGTCAGGAATAAAATAATCCAACTCAACCAAAAGTCTATCTGTTGAAACTAAACTTGTTGTTGGTTTAATTGTAGCTATATCATACAGCGTGTCTTTCTGACCGTTGTTAAAAATAAATTGTGACGTTACAATTGTACCATCTGTATTAGATGTTGGGAAAGATGATGACTTTTTAACGACACTTTTAATTTTATAAACATCGGAAAAACCTAAGTTATAAGGACCAGTAACGCCAGCAGAAGCACAGTTAATCTTTACATAACGACTAGGTCTTAGTGTTTTACTGGTTGCTATGGCACTAGTTCTTGATGTTCTAAATGATATAGAAGCGTAAATATCTGATGGAAAGGTTTCACCTAAAACAAAATCCAATTGGCCGCCTACACCACCAGTACCAGTTACTGTACGGGATGATAGGTCAATATAACTTCCTTTGCCATAATGTCTATAACCCATAGCACTAGTAACAGCAGTAAACAACGAAGGCTCTTTTAGTGTTAAGTGAGTATTGTCGGCAATACTAAGAATTGTATATACATTTGACTGACCTGCAAACTGAATTTTTTCGCCAACACTTAGATTAGTGAATGTTGTTCCTGAACCAGTAATAACATTTGTATCATTCGAACATAATCCAAGCGCAACATTTGCAGACTCTTCAAGACTTAAGAAGAGTTCTTTCTTATCTGTTGTCGATAGTGTTCCTGTATAAGGAAGAGTGTCAGTACCGTCCGAATTTACGAAGAATGTACCGGCAGCGTCAATTAATACACGTTTTGTTGTAGTGTAGTAATATGTTGTGCGAGATAAATCTTGATTATCTTTAACTTTTCTAGTGGAATCTGAACCTGTATAATACAACAGAGGAACGTCGAAAGCCTCTCTAAGGACTGTTGTTCCAGTAGTAGGATCAGGAACAATATCAGCGCCAAAATTTGGTTTTGAAATACCATCATTAAAAATATACAAGCTCTTTACAGAAGTAAAGCTATTGCCAGGAAGCATACGAATATCACTTAGATAGATATCCGCTTTACCTTCTGCTGTTCCTAATACTCCATTATTATATTCAATACTCATAACAGTAGCGGTACCAATAGTATTGCCTGAAGACACTGCCGCAAAATTGTTATTTGAGATTCTACTATTAAATGTGTCGAGAAGGCTTATTGTTGTGCCTTCATCAAGTTCTAAATGACCTACAATATTATTAGCTGTAACATAAGACCCCATAAACGCAGATACAATCTGCGATCTTACATTTTCATAATTTGTGGATTTAGGAGTTGTGATGTATTGTGGAGTAATGATACCAACTTCATATCCTTTAACATAAGCTGTACCAGGACTTACACGAATAGAGATAACATTCGCATCTGGATTTTCAGAAGCAGCTACAAGACCTCCGTTTGTTCCTGAATCTGCATTTTCTCTCATTTCAATATCTAGACCAGAAACATAATAGTCTCCAGATTCGTCAAATGTTCTTTTTGCCAGTTCGTCTTTAAGGATACTATATTGAGTTCTTTGATTATATGTTTGAATAACACCATCTTTAATTGTAAAGAGTGTTGTGAAGTTTGGAAGGTCTTCTGGATCATCATATGCGCGGGCTTCTAGAATTGCCGACAGCTTTAAACGATCTGCGCCAGGAGCTGAGTAGTTAGAAGATTCCAAAGCAGGATCTAATAGAGTACTATCACTTGTATAATCTATAATGTTTTCGATGATATTGAATCCAACTTTAGCTGTTGGATTATCACGGTATCGATCTAGGATAACTTCCTGTTCTGGGAAGTATACGAAATGTTCTTTTGAGAATATAACGCCTTCTGTAATACGGAATGCAGAACCTTTTCCTATAGAATTTGCTGAGGCGCCGAGTACAACGACATTACCTACATTTGATACAAGAGTTTCGCCATATTTAAATTTCTTTTGTAATGTATTTGCGCTATCAGGAGAAAGGTAATCAATATAAAGTGTTTTTGTATTAGAGCTAATTTCTGAACCATCAGCAATAATATTGACAATTGCCTTGACATTAGATACATTACCACGTAGTTCTACACCATCAAAATTTGAAAGAACGATGTTGTTGCCAGTATCATCAACATCTCTAATTTTTACGTAATCTAAAGGACCAGTTGAAGATATGTTATTTGCGAAAAGTTGGAAATTACCAGGAATAACAATTGTGCCTTCGACAAAGATATGTCTACCAAATCGCGTAATCTGCTTTTGCAGAATTGTCTGCATTTGGGTAAGTTCACGACCTTGAACGGCAAATCCAGGCTTATAGAGGATTCTGTAATACTCTTTTGTATCTTCGTAATCGTCATAATATGGAGTTACATTCAAATCTGTCGATAAGTTGTATTGCTCTGTATTTGCGTAATCTGAACCTACAGTGGTCATCTAGTATTTTTCCTCTTCACTGGAATTAAAATGAAACTACAATCTTAAAATCTTCGGTCTGATCTGTAGTTCTTTGGATTGGTGTAATATTATTTATGTACAATATACTTCCTGTATATGGTTTAAATGCTCTATCGATAGTAGATCGAGTTGAATGCGATGATCTTGTAGTATCGCCTATTATTTCTTTTGAAAGATTCAAAGTTCCTGAAACATCTACCAAATACAAGAGACTTTGTGCTGAATTCCAACTTGCAACCTGACCTCTAAATGTTGCCGTAGCTAAACTTGTTCCTTGGAAAACAAATTCGTCTTCCAAATAGTTATCCCCTTCTTCATCTAAAAGGATCTGAGTAGTTTGTGAGTATACTATTCCAGATGCTACGGTAACGGCATCATTTAAAATAGGATTTTTGACAATTGCTACCTGTCTAAATTCATTTTGAATATCTAAAACGCCCGATTCGGAACCTCTAAACTGAGTATTGATAATAACAAATGATGCTCCAAGTTCTTCTACTGGATCGGCACCATGACCGCCTTGAGGACTCATTACTACTCTTGCTGTTGCGCCTTGGCCAACACCGCCAACTTGATTGATTGTAACATCAGCGTAAGTATAGTTTTGACCTTTATTAGTTATAAGAATACCATCTATGACAAAAGTGGACGGATTAACAGTTGGAATGGCTTCTGCTCCAGTACCATCTCCTGTAATTGTGATTGTAGGAGCAGTTGTATATCCTGATCCAGCATTTGTGATTTTAATCGATCCAATCGATCCTTGCACAGCATTGGCCTGAACGTGCCATTGTAATGAGCCATTGTCTTCAGTCAGTGTGCGAACAGGAATAAAATTGGTTGTAGTAAAACGCAACTGCTCTTCATCCGATAACTCATACATAAATTTCCAGATATACTTATCGGCTAATTGTTCGGCAATATATGTATTGATGCTTGTCGGTTTAACCGTGGATTCTCCACCATTGTTATTACCTAGACATTTATATACTTTCCATTCGTCAGTTACAACGTAAAATTTTACAGTAGGATCATTCATATCCAGATTAGCTTCGGAATCGTCATACTCGGTATATACTGTTCCTGATTCCCAATCAAATCTACGAATAGCTAGACGAACATCGTTACCCTGAATCTTTTTAGCACCAATCATGTTTTTCCAAACACGAATATTGGTTTCTACTGAGTTAACAGCCTGTGTTGGATTAAGATCGTCCGGCCATGGATCTACTTTACCAAATGTGAGATAAGAATTTGGTAGCGTTGCCTCAGAAAGTGAAGCCTTAAACTGTTCGGCGTTGTAGATTTGAAGACTTTTAGTGTATATCGAAGACATTTCTTTTCCTATTTTCTACTATTTAGTATATAACTTTGCCAACATTAACTGTTCCTGAAGTGTTAGGAAGAAGCGTATTGGCCAGATAAGCAGGAACAAGTGTGTTACCTTTATAAGGAACAGTATAGATGATAACCTGATTTGTATTTACCACAGTTTTGACTTTGTATGGGCCTCTCAGATTTGCTGTATTGCCTGAAACAAGAGCAAGATTTCCAGATACCCAATCCAGATAGATAACATCATTCACACTCAATCCATGAGATGTGTAGTTTATATAAACATTTCCTATGGCATGATGATAAGTTCTTGCTCTAGTTAATGCTAGATTATCTGTTGCCTGTCTAATAGGAACATTTAGATTTATTCCCTCATCCACTGTTGTGTATTGACCATACAGTTTCATTCCTGAAGGATGTATGAGGTTTTTGAGAACTGTTCTATACTTATCCAAAGACTGTCTAACTTTGACAACGTAAGAGAACTTTTGATAGTAATCTCTATCTTGAATAAAGTTATATGATGAAATATGACCATCATCGTTAAGATAACGACCAGGAGAGGTAAATGATCCTGTAATGATTGTGGCTACTGCCTGTGCTGTGCCATCGCCAGACTGTGTAAGGTTTAATGTAGGAGGAGTAACGTATCCTGAACCACGCTTAAGAATATCAAAGCTTAATATTGCACCTTGTGTAGTATCGGATGAATAGAGAATATCTCCTGATCCAAGAATGGCAGTAACTTGGACATTAGCTCCATATGCATCAACATTTGACGATATAACATTAGTTCCAGGTAAAAATGCTTGATCATATCCTGAACCACCTGTGATGTGCCCAGGAATATTTACAAATTCTACAGCAGTAATTGTGTTGGCTTGAGAAGTATCGACATTACGAACTCTACCAACTGCGCCAGTTCCGTATCCACCAGGAACGTTTATAAACTCAATTGTGTCGCCAACATTATATCCACTACCACCATTAACAATTTTCATCTTTCCAAGAATACCAAGACTTCTGATTCTTGTATTGGACTGAGCAACAATGGTAGGCGCGCCGGTATAACCAGATCCTAAGTTGAATAGAACAACTGCTGAAATTGGACCAGTATTGCCATAAACAAAATAAGACATAGAATTGGCAATCCACTGATCGGCAGGATTAGCTATAGAACTATTAAGATTTGAAAATCTTGCATTATTGATCGGTGTGTTTGCTTCTAATGAAATAATAGAAGAAACAATATTATATGTATTAGGATGAAACGAATTATCAGCAAGAACGGCTGTAACATTTCCATTTGCTCCTGTGCCATTACCACCTGTAACGACAACTGGATTGTTTACCTGGAATCCAGCACCGCCGTTGAATACAGTAACGCCAGACAAATCGCCTCTACTTACTGAGGTAATAATAATATTTGCGCCAGTTCCAGTTCCACTTTCAACTACTATATAATCGCCAACGTTATATCTTGATCCACGATTAGTAATTTCAACAGTATTAATACCGCCAGAAAATAGATTTGCTGAAATTGTCTTTTCAATTCCATTTTCAAAGAATGTGGTGGTTATTGGTTCGCCAGAAGAGAATTCTCTATATTGATTCGAAAGTTTAAGTTCACGAATAAGAGAAGTGCCTTCATAGTAGGAAGATGTTCCTTCTACAACAGCCCTAGCATTAGATGTACTACCAGTAATCTGTCTACCAATAAACTTATTCTCTATTGCTAAAGAGCTATTTGCATTACCACTAACTTTTATGTCTTCAATCTTAATTGATTTTTCAATAAACCATTTACCATCCGAAACTTTTAGAACATCTTTTTGTGGATAGTAGAACTCAACATCCTCATCAAATAATATTCTCATAAGGAATCGGATTGATTTCTCGGTACCTCTAGAACGATAGAAGTCCTTGATCTTTTTAAGGATCAAAGTCTTGTCTACTGTAGCATCTTTTGGAATAAGTGGAATAAAATTATCGTAGAATTTTTCAACAAAAATATCAGATAAGTCAATATCAGACTGGTCTAATAGATTTTTAGATACATTTACAGCACCATTCTGCTGTTCCATAAACTCATAGTATGCTTCCATAAAAGCAACAAAGTTATCATGATCATTTCTAACAAAAAATGGTACTTGAGACGCTACTAGATTTGATATCTTATTGTTGCTGATCATTTTTTATACTGAAACAATTTCTGTTTGGAATGATAGTGGATTATCCACATCAATATCTAAAATTTTATTTCTGACAGATTCTATAATTTCTTTATCGACAAAGGTATTTATAGTGAGTACATTTGGTTCATAATAAGAGTTACTTGCTACAGATACGGGCAATACAGACTTGAGAACGACAATACCATTATTATAGTCTATGGTTCCTGCGTTCTTATTAACGAATACTTTTTCACCAGAAGTATTATAATAATATGTTCTGAGTGTACCTACACGCGATTGTAGAATAGGTTGAACCACGACACCAGTTCCTGTATCACCAGATATTGATATGGAAGCTCTTGTATAGTTTTGCCCCTGATTTAACAACTGAATTGATACAACTCTGCCACCAAAGAGCTTTGCTACACCAACTGCTCCTGTACCATCGCCTGTGATGGTAACTGTTGGAGTTGTTGTGTAGTTTATTCCTCCATTAATAATATCTATTCTTTCAATACCAGAGGCTATAGATGGAACCTCTTCAAAGTATACTTGTCTTGTAACAAAGTTTGAATCCACAATACCTAAAGATGGATAAGATGATATCGAACTATTGAAATCGCCTTTCTTAATAGGTATACCAAAATCAACGGTATAATTCTTTGATTGGCTTAAAGTGATAGGTATTCTTTTCTGGATTATAACCTTAATGTCTGAACCAGTAATAGAACTTTCGGAATCTTCAATATACTTTTGAACTACTGATTTCTTGAATGTAGATTTAAATCTGCCAAGATAGTCTGTTTTATAGTCTTCAATAGAAGCATTAACGATATTTCTAATAGCAGCGGCATCGTTTTGTGTGGCCGTTGGTTGATAGTAAATTGTGCCGCGGATAAGAATAAAGGTATAAGATGGATCAACGATTTCAGGAGAAACAGTTAGAACGTTTCTGTTTTCGATTAGAGTGTCCTTAATATTTTCTTTTTCCAAGTTACTAAGGAAATAGCCCTCTTTAGTTTTCAAAGACAGAAAGACCTTACCGTAGATAACAGGAATATTGTCTTCGCCGCCCCACACAGCTACCGAATCAATGTTTGGATAGTCTTTGGTTATGAGTGTTTCATAGTCATATGTGGTAATAGCGCGGTTCTGTGCTGAGTAGTAATAAGGAGCGCGGTACTTGACCTGCTCAATTGTTTCCTTTTCAGTACCAGAATATGAAGCGCCTGTAGAATTAACTAGAACATTAGAGAATGTAATTGTTTCACCGATAGAAAAAACATTAATCTTATTGGCAATTGAACCAGCAGTATCAACATATGTTATATTGATGATATTACCATTGGCAGGTTTCTTACCTATAACGTCATCACCGAAGATTATTCTGTAATTTCCATCTTCATTTTCTTCCACAAAGTATATCTGGGAATCGCGGGTAATTTCTGTTAGGTCTTCAGCAACGGTATAAACGTATGTTTGAGTGTTGGAAGCTGATTCTTGAATAGTAACGCTAAGAGTATTAAGGTCTACTCTATTAGATGGTATTTCAAATCTTCTCTTGGTGTTTGATGGTTCCATAAGGAATTGGCGAGTAACAACTTCGCCTTGTTTTATTACTACATTACTAAATGCAAATGATACGCCATCATCTTTAAATGCCGTGTTAGAGTTTAAAGTTACGAATGGATAGTTTATTCCGTCTATTGAAGCGCCTAGGAATCTGGTGTATTTGTCTATTGTAAATGAAGAAAGTGTGTTTCCAACTGGTGGAGTAACTCTGATGTTTACTTTTGTTTCCGCGCCATGGCTGCTTTCTGGTACGTAGTTGATAAGCTTGGCATGTGATACCGTAGACTGGCGCAACTTTGATGTATCCAAGAACATTTCATTGGCAATCATATTCAAGTAATATGCGTTATAGTGAGTATTGTAGGCCAGAAGGTCTAATAGAACGCCCATACCTGAACCTTCAAAGTCAAAGTCCTGAAAACGTGACTGGCTTCTAAGGAATGTCTTTAGGTTTGTCTTGATTGAATCGAAATCAAGATCGGTAACTGTTAACGTTGTATTTGCTGCCATTAGCGGACTCTTTCTAGAAATATTGTGATAGTTGCCGGTTCGTTCCTGTTTAGCACCACGAAATCTATTCTCGCATTATATCCATTATTATCATAGTCCATAGAAACCTTAACTCCCAATACGGACACTCGAGGTTCGTAGTTTTGAATAACTTCCGTAATAGCATTTTCTAAGAAGTTCGAAACAAGTGGAGACATGTTATCAAACAGCAATTTCACAGCACTTGAACCTATACCTGGTCTAAAAGGCTTTTCGTAAAAGTTGGTTAGAATGAGATTGCGAACAGAACGCTTGATAGCATCTTCACCAGTTTTTATCACCACATCCTTGGTTGTTGGATGAGCTATAAAATCCAAATCTAAATCTGAATAGTCTGGAGTTCTTGATATTACTATTGGTTGTGCCATATGGTTATTTATAACTCTCTAGTAGGGGGCGGTACTGGTTTAAATGTTACTTGAGCAGCTTCAGCATCGACAGAAGCTCCGGAAGCAAGTAGAATATTAGGCGTACCGCCAGAACCATCGGCGGCAATTGTGCTTCCCTTCAACGATATTTTTCCACCGCCTTTTAAATTCAAAGCTTCGGCAGACTTCATATGCATACTTGCTCCTGATTCTACCATTAGTTTTCTGCCTGAATAAAGGCCTAAATTCTGCTTGGCACCAAGAGATATGGAATCGCTTGTAGACAATAGAGCCAAACCGCCATCGGAAGCAATAGTGGTAATACCTTGAGATGTGATCTTGCTTGACCCTTCAATATTGGTAGCCATTTCTTTGGCTGTGGTATCCATATTACCACGAATTGTTTGATTTAAATTCTTGGCTGTTAAATTCATATCGCCATGGACAACTGTATTATAATTACCCTTGACGGTCACATTATAATCTCCGTCTACGCTAAGGCTTCCTCCGCCTTGGACTGTAATATCCTGAGCTCCTGTGACAAGGACTCGGTCTTCACCAAAAATAATTTGATACATTCCATTCTGCGCGCCAATTGATATAGCACCATCAGGCATAAACTGGATCATGGTGCCGCTGCGGTGCTGAATAGTTACATGCTCAGACCCCTTGGTGTCATCGGTCATAATAACATGGCCCGATCTAGTCTTGGTAATTATATTATAATTAGGATATTCACCGCCTGTGTCACGCGCATCTGGTGGACTAGACCAATCAGTCGGTGTCACATTCTTAGGATTTCCTGGTGGTTTATAAACGCCCATTATTCATCACTCTCTTATTTTAATACTGAAAAAATTTCAGTTGCTTTATGTCCAAATTCATTTGCTTTATTTAATAGTGTTTGAGCCTGTGTGCCTGGAGCAATTACTTTTTCCATCATACCCTTAGCTATTGTTTGTTTATCTGGTGGCAGTCTATTAAACATATCGGACATAACTCCAGATGAGCCACCAAACATATTACCTAGCGTAGCACCTGGGAATCCAGCACCAGAGGACATTAATGTACCAAACGCATCTATTGATTTTTGTACGGCCTCAGGTGTTGTTATTTGGACCGCACCAGTAGCAGACAAGCTCATAGATATGTCACCAAATGCCGTAGGAATAGTAAATGGAGTAGCTGCTAACTTATCTAGACCAAATAATGAGGTGTCATACTGAAGTCGTTGAATATTGCTAATTACTTCTCCGAGAGACTGATTACCTTTTAATAGATTTACAGCGTTGGCCAAATATGTAGTAGAATCCACCTTACCTGCTGTAGAAAAACCACCGCCCTCAGATACTTCCATGGTCTGCATTAAAGTGAACATATTTTGCATACCTAAAGCTAATTCA